CAAGTGTCATGTTGCCCGCGGCTTGTCTAATTGTGTTTACAAACGTCTGTATTTGTTGCTGATTCATACCAGAACTTGCAATCAAAGACCGCGCAGCCTGTGGAGTAAAAGCACCTGCACCACCGCCTCTTCCACCACTGCCGCCACTTTGCTGTTGTTTCTGTGTTTGGTCTCTGACCATGGACACCGCTGACATATCAACAAGTTGATTGAAAAGACCTGCTTGATTTTGCGGACTGGGATTGCCTGCTTGATCTGCTCGGTTATTTACAATTTGATCAAGAACCTGATACAACTGAGTTCTGTTGGTCATTTGGTCAATGGTTTGATAAGCTGGCATCAAATTTTTATTCACAAACGTTCGCAAGTCATTTTTGTAGATTGCAGGGTTTGCCAAATAATTCCTGTCTTGCCCTAGCTTTCTGGCCACATAACCAGCCCATGCGCTGACTGCTTTGTTTGCTACTTGATCTACCGCACTATTGGCCATCATGTACCGATATCGATCTTTGAGACTCATACCATTGAATTGCGGGTCTCTGGCAAATATTGCGCCAACAACTGCCGAAAGCCCTTCGTTTAGCATTGGCACTTCAGCAGAATTTTTTGTTAGTTCATGAATTTGCATCAGTTTTTCTCACTGTTCTGTTGAAACGACCAGCATCTTTGGTTCTAATGGCATTGATAAATTTTCTAGTGAGATTTTCAGCCTGTTCTGGGCTGTAACTGGCTTCAATCTGTTCTATCAATCTTATAGCACCCACTATGATGTTAGAAGCCCGATTTTCAATGATGAATCTACGGTCTTTCTCAATGTACATCGAGTCGAGTTCTTCTAACAAACTACGAGTCTTTTTTTGCATGGTCACAGAAACCTTTGATTTATTTATTGGATTTTGAGTTTTGCCCAACTCCAGCAGATATTTAATCTGGTCAGTTTTTGATTTTAAATAACTGGTAAGGCAACAACTAAGGCATTTTATGACAGAACTAGAACAGATAGAAGCACTACTGAAACAATTTCGCAGACCTTGTCCAGACTCAGAACAATACCAACACAGACTAGTAGAAGAATTTGAAGTAATAGTAGCTCAACGCTTCACAGAATACTTTCTCAAAATCCGGCGTGTGCTGGATCTCAACTCAGACATTCCCCACATGACTCGTGGCTCAGCAGGCTCCAGCCTGGTGTGCTATCTCATGGGCATCACTGATGTGGATCCCATAGAGTGGAACATACCTTTTGCTCGCTTTCTCAATCCACTACGAGATGACTTGCCCGACGTAGACATTGACGTACCACATCACAAACAAGAACTGGCCATGCAGCGTATATTTGACGCTTGGCCCGGGCGTACTGCCCGCATATCCAACTATGTGTTGTACAAAGAAAAGTCGGCCAGACGTGAAGCTGCTCGCAGATTAGGCGCAAAGGGACGACTGCCCAGAGACATTGACTACAAGAAACTGGGTGTAGACGAAACTGAAGCACGCCGCATTGAAAAGAAACTCATGGGCAAAACACGCTGCTTGAGCAAACACTGCGGCGGTGTGATTGTGTTTGATCGTCAGCTACCAAAAAGCCTGTTCCGCGAAGACAATCTTATCCTGCTGGACAAAAACGAAGTTGAAGATCTGGAACATCTCAAAGTAGACATTCTAGCCAACCGTGGGCTGAGCCAGCTCATGGAAATTGACCCCACACGCATGATACACGAGTATCCCACCGAAGATGATGCCACAGCAGACTTGCTGGCTCGTGGTGATGTGCTGGGGGTAACACAAGGCGAAAGCCCGGCCATGCGGCGACTGTTTCGTGCCATCAAGCCAACATCTGTGGCAGACTGTGTGTTTGCCACGGCCCTGGTGCGTCCGGTGGCCATGGAAGGGCGGCGCAAGGCAGCTTGGTTCCGTGATTGGACTGCAGACGGTGCCAAAGAACGTGCCATTGTGTGCGAAGATGATGCTATAGAACGCATCATGAAACTGATTGGAGTCAACGCATACGAAGCAGACATGTATCGTCGTGCGTTTGCCAAAAAGAACGAAGAAAAAGTCATGGAGTTCATGAACCGGCTGGGCGATCATCCCCTGAAAGACGACATTTATAAGGAGATGTTGAACCTATCAGGCTTTGGTCTGTGTCGTGCTCATGCTGTGAATCTTGGCAGGCTGATCTGGGCCCTGGCCTATCAAAAGGCTCACAATCCTCGCGAGTTTTGGCAAGCAGCTCTCCGCCACTGCCAAGGTTCATATGCTCGCTGGGTGTACCGCAACGAAGCCAAACGAGCAGGATGGGATTTACGTGATCTGGGATTTGCTAATTGGATCACTGAAGATCCTGTAGAAAGTTTTAAAGAACATGGTGCTTGGAATTCACCAGGATTTTTGCCCCGCATGGGCGTACAAGGACTGTATTCAGAGTACTATCAATTTGCTGGCATAGTGGCCAATAGCCGAGTGTTCAAACGTGATCGACAACAGTACATTCACTTTATCACCTTAGGAGTAGGCGAGGGAGAATATGTAGATGTAATTGTGGATCGTCCAGTTAAGTACTCTAATGGTTCAGTTATTGTCGGACAAGGCAAGAGATACAGTCGTGACGGCTCTCAGTTTTTACAAGTTGATCGTGCCAATGTACAAGCCTTGTCCATTGACGACTATCTCAAGCTGCCTTAATCTTTCCCAACAACTGCTTCAACTTGGTTGACTGCACATCGGCTGTTATTTTGCCAGGTTCGTCAGGCTCAGTGGCAGTGGCTTCGCCTGGAACAATCTGGCTTTTGGCCTTGATTGATTCGTAGATTGAAGGTGCTCGCTTCTTGAACTCTTGATACTGTTCGTCTTCGGCCAGGTCAGTAATGCGCATGGTTTCAATGTTGTACTCCAAGTCAATTTTTTGCCCCACGCCCGTGGACGAGCGCGACTTCATACACTGTATTTGATACTTGCCACGTTCCTTCATGGCTCGCGATGTAAAGATACCAAACACATTGTCTGCTGTGTTGATCTTTGAGATACCACCCGATATGTGAGAGTGATCAAACTCAATTTCCTCCACAGCCGATCGGTTCAACTGCGATGCAGTGACCATCAAGATACTCAGCTCTTTGGCCAAGTTTCTCAATTCTTCTGAAACATACTTGTCTTTGACAAACAAGTCGTTGGGGCTGACCTTGGCACTCACAGGCATCAGCAAGTCCAAGTAGTCTACCATGATAAAGTCCACTCTGTGCCCGGTCTTGATTTGATACTCTTTCAAGAACGCACGAATGTCATTGATGTTACTCTGTGCCGGCAAGGCCTTGACCTGATAGCTGCCGGCTTTTTTGCCCACCATTCTCACTTTGAGAGCCGCTGTTTCTTTGTCGCGGCGAATCTCTTTGGTGCTCATGTTGGTCAACATGGCTGCCGTACGCAGGCCAGTGAGTTCTTCACTCAGTTCCAATGTAATATAAACACCATGTAGGCCCTGCTGTACCCAGTTTAGTGCAATGTTCATCATCACAAGGCTCTTGCCTGATCCTGAACCTCCGGCAAAGATGTTGAGTTCACCTCGTGAGAATCCGCCGTACAGCAGTCGATCCAGTTGCCCCCAACCTGTGCTGACCTGTCCACCAGCATCAAAGTACTTGGAAAACATGCCTTCAGGATCAGCCCAAAAGTCTGTGCCAAGATCTTTGGTCAGCGATATCTGTACAGCATCCTTGATCAGTTTTTCTACTGGCTCAAACTCACCCTTTTCCAACAAGTCTGCTGACTTGAGAATAGCACGTTCCAGTTCTTGGCGCCGAGTAAACGCCTCAAACTCAGTCATGAACCACTCATAGTGTCCTTCATTGAGATCGGGCACAGATTCCAGTTTCACACCAGTAGTGGCTGCAATCTGTGTGCGATCCGGCAGTGTCTTGTGTTGGTCTGAATGTTCTTTGATAAATTTGGCAGCGGATCTCAAACTGCGATCAAAGTTGTCTGGATTGTAGATGTTTTGAACGCGAACATAACTGGCTGCGTCTTCCAACATCATTTCCAAAAATAGTCGTTGAACTTCAACACTGTAATCTTTAAGCATTTAACCAACCCAATTGTTTGATTTTTGGTTCAAGCACTTTGACAAACCAATTTTTATTGCCTTCGGCTCCGTGATGCCCAAGCCATTGATACTTAGAAAAATCAACAGGCTTAATGCCATCTTTATAGTTAACTGAATAATAAGTGTGATCAAAAATTATACACTCGGGCAACTGCCAAACTTTTGTCATTATATTTTTGCCAGCAGGCCACAAATCCTGATAGTGAATTGGTACAGTCAAATTGGCAATGATAAATTTGGCATTTTTAGATTTTAAAAATTGATGTAATAGATAAATTTTTTCCAAGCATTGAACGTCATGCCATTCTGCGTTGAATCTATCAGCACCATCTTTGTCATTGGTGAACTGTTCTTTGAATTGAAATTTTACTGTGTTGGTCAGACTTTCAATTACAGATATCTCTGGGTTGTTGCCAAATCCTAGGTATGATTGTTTGTTCCAGTTGGTATTTGATTTATCGCCGTAAGCAACAAATCGCACCAATGGCGGAATCCCTACAAAAAAATATTCATTTTCAAAATCAAAATTTTCATTTAAAATGATATGAATCACGTGATCAAGACTGAACCCAGGATGACTGTAGTTGTCAACTTGATTGACTGAAAGTAGTTGCGACATTTGTCCCCAGAATGAATCCTGCGGATCTACACAGAGATTAGAAGTAGAGAAACTGTCGCCAAACACATTAAGTTTGTATTTTTTTCTCAAGCCACTTCCTTTTAAGTTCTATCTTGATTCTGCTGCTTTCTTTTGATTGAACAATTGAAATCAGCGTGGCCAACTTGCCAAACTTGACCACAGCATCGTTTACATCTTTACAATCCGGCCATTCAGGTATGCTCACACTCCAGCCCAACTCTAAAGCACGATCAATCAATTCAATGCCAGCTTTGTCCTGATCTGGTATCACAACAATTTCTCGGCCAAGATTTCTAATCAGTCTAGCTTGCGCATCACTGACAGTGTTGTGCATCACAGCCACACCACCTATGCTTAAGGCATCAAAAATGCCTTCAACCACTAACACATACTGCCAATCAGATACCTGCTGATCAATCCCAAACACATAACCTGGTTGACTGTTACTGATATATTTGGGAGTTTTGTTATCTAAAAATCTTGTAGTGTATCCTACCATGGCATTGTCAAAACTAAATGGTATCAGCACAAATGGTCTGGTCCAGTGTACTCCGTCATTTCTTATGGCTGTCATGGCTGGAAAATCTTCAGGCACACATCGGTCTTTGAGATATTTCCAATACAACGGCAACTCTGGCGTAATCAACTCACAGCCTGGCGGAAAGTCATCAAATTCTTTGAATTCTATATTGCTTACTGAATTGGCTGTTTTGATTCGATCATCCAATATACCATGTACACTGCGATGTCTCAGACTTTCCAAATTTAGTTGTTCAATTTCTGATTCTGGAACACTGAGAGTCTGGAGCAATGATCTAGCACGGTATGTGACAGATCTACCCAATACAAAGCTAGCTTTGGTACCGCAATTGAAACAATGATAGGTCCAACTTTGATCGTTGAATTTTATACCGCCGCGACTTCTTCGATCATTACAACAGGGCGCATTAAAACTGATCCATCCTGACGGGGTCTGTTTGCGTTTGGCAGGCAGATAACCAAGGATGTCTAGCATCCTCTCATTATAGCAGGATCTATGGCGGAAATCAACTTGTCTGCGATCATTCTGTGTCCTTGTTCATTGGGATGACCGCCAGGCATGATCAATTGCCTACGTTGGTTAGCAGGATGATCCCTGAACCACATTGTGGTAGCAAAGTTGGGCCAGATCATGGTTGGCAGATCCAGTGTTTGGTCAGCAGGCATGATGTGGAATTGCATCATTGGTATGTTGTGCCTGGCAGCTTGACCA